TTCTATCCTCTTATCCACCAATACCATATGCCAAGAACAAAGTGTACTGGAAACATAACAAGACCATAGAACCACAAAGCAAGACCTAATGCTAAGTGCTTTAGTCCTTTACTATTGAACCACATATCAATTAATGCAAGATTAACATTTACCAATACTTCTGCTACATTCTTCATAATACCACTCCTTTATTTAGTTGAACTACGATGTATTAAACGTATGGATTCCTCAGTCTGATATAAGCAAGAGACTGTCTCTGCTCCTTGCTACTCTGCTCTCACTTATACCAGATAGAGGACACTCGATAAATACCCGCTACTAGGACGAGTCTTAGGCACTTAGCACTTTATCGCTATGCTAAGCAAAGGGGTCTATCGGTCTCCCTGCCGTACCATCCATTAGGGGGTCTGCTTTACCCACCCTCCTGACAGGGGCTCGCCGCTAGGCGAGGGGCTGGCGAGCTGGTGGTCATGGGCGGGGGCGTAGCCTGATGACGTAGTCATCAATGGACGCAAACTCAACGAATGGTTTCAACCTAATAAGACATCGAACCCCCCAATTGAATGGGGGTAGGTTCTTGTTTAACCTCACACTCCCATTCTTGATATATTTTCAGAATCTGGTACCTGTACAAAAGTATTGCAAAGTATAGCGAGTTAAAGTTAAACTTGAGCATGAGTAAAGTAGAGTATGAAATATATGATCCTTTATTAGACACATGGGTGTTAAGATCCATGCCTTTAGATGATTTTAATAAAATTATATCTGAAATACAAGGCGACAACGATATATATGAGGCAGAGTATAAGATAGCTGTAAGGATTATAGAGGGTATCTTAAACAAACCAAAAGTGGAGAGTATGGATTAAGAATAGTATTATATATAGTGTTATAGTATTATGAATACATATGCGATATACATAGAGGTGTATCTTAATAAGTATAGTATTATACATAGTATGTAATGGAGACAATTCAGAGACCTCGGGGTAAGTTCACTGGTACTTGGACTGTTTACACTAAAGATGAAGCAGACGAGCAAGGAATTGTCTATAAGCATTGGAGCAAGGCGAATCCTGGGGAAATGGCTCTTTCTGATGATGGATATGTAGGAGAATGTCTCTTTAGAAAGGAGCACAAAGACAAGAGAAACAGGGTAAGAATTATTATAAAGACCTGTTATGGAGTACAGTGGTATCCTGGTTCTTCAAAGCTGCTATTTGAGCCGAACAGGGCTGCACACAGATATTGTTACATAAAACCTCGTAACTGGGCTGAGCAGGAGATGAACAAGACACGCACCAAAACCACTGTAATGGCGTATGTAACACAGCTTTTGAGTAACAATCAGATAGATTGGGATCTTTTAGGCCGTATATACAGACCTGATCAGTTAATACCAAGAGCCACTGTAAAGAGATTATTCAAGGAGGAGCGAATAATGGAAATGGTAGAAGAGAAGCTAAAGGAAGTTTTATCAAAGAATGGCGTTAATCAGGACTATGTGATCAAAACTGTCCTAGAGGCAATAGACATTGCTAGGGGAAAAGGCGATGTGAGCGGTATTCTTCGAGCTACCGAAAATTTTATGGATCTATTAGAGATGAAACCCTCTAAGAAAGTCATTACCGATACTATTGAGATCGATATGACTAGACAGATAGCCGATAAAATAGCGACAGAGGAGAATAAGCTAAAACTTGGACAGCGAGTCGAGCAGAATGAGCCAAAACAACCTTGACGCATTATATAACGGTACCGATACGTTGTCAATAGCTCTTGCACAGTTAGAAATAGCACTTTCTGCACTAGAAAGGATTGCAACTTCTGATGAAAACCTTCCTTTCTGGCTAAATAGGCTGGCAGAAAGCGCATTATCACGAATTGACGGTGTTCAGACTTCTTCAACATTAGATGACTACTAAAATGCGTTATCCAGGCCCCGATGCCAGCTGGTGGAAGATGGTTAAGTACCTTATTTACCTCGAACCAGACTTTAAGACACTTATAAACGTATTATTCAAGATGACATGGAAGAAGATAAAAGAGCTATTCTACAGAAACTAGAGAACGACATGGTGCTTTTTGGTAGGATCACAGTGCCTAACATGTTTGTAGCTCCTTCTCCGAAATTTCACTATGAAATAGCCGATGTTCTTATGGATAAAAGTAACGGTCAGGTAAATATCATAGCTCCTAGGGGTCATGCGAAAAGCTCCATCGTTGGGGGGATATTCCCACTTTATCATCTGCTATTCGATAAAGGGAAAAAACTTATAGTTCTTGTCAGTAGGACACAAGACCACGCTGTAAAACTTCTAGGAACACTAAAAGACACATTTGACTATTCTAAGGAGTTCAGGTCTCTCTTTGGCTATTGGGGAATGCATTCAGCAAAGATATGGACTAGAGCTGAGGTAGAGCTAAAAGATGGCTCAGTTATTGTCTGTAAGGGTACAGGACAGCAATTAAGGGGAATAAAGGTCGGTAACCAGCGTCCTACCTTAATTATCGTAGACGATCCTGAAGATGAGAACAACACTAAGACTGCAGAAGCGATGGAACAGAATCTTAGGTGGCTCTTACAGTCAGCAGTTCCATCTTTAGACCCTTCTAAAGGAAGAATAGCTATTATTGGAACCCCCCAGCATCAGAGATGTATGGTTGAAACTCTTAAAGAGATGAATGGATGGACTAATATGCATTTTGCCCCTGATCTTGACAAAGGAATTGCATTATGGGAAGAATGGCACCCAATAGAGAAGCTAAAAAAGAAGAAAGATGAATTAGCCTCTATTAATCGTGTGTCTGTCTTTTATAGAGAATACCTATGTCAGATAGTAGGTGATGAAGATCAGCTCTTCAAAGAAGAGTATCTTCAGTACTATGATGCTGAATTCTTCCTGGATGCTGAGAATAAGGCATTCATGAGGTTTGCTGACGATGAGGATAGGCCTGTTAATGTCTTTATGGGTGTAGACCCAGCCTCATCTACTCGTAGAACAGCAGATTATTCGACAATAGTCGCTGTAGCTATCGATAATAGTAACAATAGGTATGTTTTGCCTTACTACCGTAAACGTGCTACTCCCCTAGATTTAGCGGAATCCATCATAGATTACTACAATACCTATAAACCTCAGAAGACTAGGATCGAATCAGTTGGCTATCAGGAGATGCTTAGGGAATATCTGAGAAGACGATGCGATGAAGAAGGGCTGTTTATACCAGGATTGGAAATTAAGGAGCGACCTAGGACTGCAAAAAGCTACAGATTAGAAACCATGCAGCCGTTTATGGCTCAGAAGAAGCTATATATACAAAAAGACATGCAGGAGCTAAAAGATGAGCTCTTATTGTATCCCAGAGGTAGAAATGACGATTTACTAGATGGTCTGTACTATGCTACTAAAAATGTCTATTCTCCCTATCACACCGAAATATCTGAGGAAAAGGTCAAAATTATCCGTAAAAAGAAGGAACGTACTTCAGATTGGCTCATTGCATGAAACTTTATCAATATTTATGCGTAAAATTGCATGTTCATGAACCTTAATTATATGGAGTGTTATGCCAGCTAAAGATCCATCTGTACAATTAACACAAGATTTACTACAGGAATACTCTTCGGCTCGTTCTGCGTGGTTTAAACAGGCTTCGGAGGATAATGAATTTCGTGCTGGCAAGCAATGGTCTACTAAACAAGTTAATTCTCTTAGAGACCGCAATCAAGAGCCTGTAGTGGTCAATGTTATCCTTCCAGCAGTAGAGCAGGCAAAAGCCCTTCTAACTGCGAATAAACCACGTTTCCAGGCTACTGCACGTGAAAATTCCGATATTAAGACTGCAAAGGCCTTTTCTGATCTTATGACCTATATTTGGGACAACTCTGGCGGTAATATGGAATTAAAGCAGGCAATAGACGATTATTATGTCAAAGGCATGGGGGCTCTAATGGCTTATTACGATCCTCATGAAGATTTTGGTAAGGGTGAAATATTCCTACGTTCTATTAATCCTTTTGATCTATATCTAGATCCTAGCTGTAAAAGTCCTTTTGCAAGTGATTCTACACATATGATTGTAGCTAAACGTATAATGCGTTCTCAGCTTAAGAATCTTTATCCAGATTATGCAGACATCATAGATAGAGCCCAAGAGACTAGTTATATAGCTGGCTCCTCTACCTCGCGGTTTGGGCTCTTTGATGAACAGTTATCACCACAGGAGATCTCTCAAAGACAGCGTGTTGCTGATAATGACGTAGAATTAGAGGTTATGGATAGATATACTAAAATTAAAAAACCTCTCTGGCATTGCTATGATCCATATAGCAATGAAGAGAAAATACTTACAGATAGACAATATGAGGCTTATTTAGAAGAGCCCGCCTTTATTGTCACTACTCCTGATGGGAAAGAAGAGATTGTTACTGAAAAGAATCAAGTAGCATCCCTTTTAGGTATTTATGACTCTATGGGTATGGTCTTTCATACTGAAATGGATGAAGCATCTGGACAACAGTTAACATTACCTGGTGAGGATCCAAATGGCCAAACAACTGTTTCTATACAGGGGATCACTAAGAAAATGCTCGAAAAACGCAAGGAGATCGTCTGCAATAATGTACTGCTCAATAGGATAGTACACATGCTGTGTGTTGGCGATGAGCGTCTATATGAACATGAACTTCCTGTTGATACATATCCAATAGTTACGCTTATGAATGGTTTCCATAGAAATCCCTATCCGCAAAGCGATGTTCGTATAGTCAAGGGACTACAAGAATATATTAATAAAATACGTTCTCTTATTGTAGCACATGCGTCTAGTTCTACGAATGTTAAGCTTCTTATACCTAGAGGATCCATGGATAAACAAAGATTGGAAGAAGAATGGGCTAGAGCGGGTACTGCTGTCATTGAATTTGATCCAGAACTTGGCCAACCTATCGTAGCAGGCCCTGTTCCCCTCCCTAATGAACTTTATAAGAATGAGGCAGATGCAAAGGCAGATGTTGAACGAATTCTTGGTATATATGCTCTGATGCAGGGGCAAGCAGAAGGAGCTCCTCAAACCTATAAGGGCACTATTGCCCTCGATGAATATGGGCAGCGTCGTATTAAATCTAAGCGTGATGATATCGAAGACGGAATAAACCAGATAGCTAAGGTAATAGTTCAAATGATTCAGACCTATTATACAGAGACGAAGATAATACGCCTTATAAATCCTAACATGGCTCCCTCAGAAATTTCTATAAACTATAATCTTCACGATCAGCTTACAGGTGAAGTTATAGAAAAGATTAATGACGTTACTTCTGGTAAATACGATGTAATAGTCATTGCAGGATCAACATTACCATCTAATCGTTGGGCAAGGTTTGAATATTACATGCAGCTATATCAGACAGGTATTATTGATCAGGTAGAGGTACTAAAACAAACAGATGTAGCTGACGTTGAAGGTGTCCTTAAACGCAAGGATATGATCATGCAGCTACAGGGACAACTACAGCAGGCAAGCGAAGAGATAAAGAAGCTAAAAGGAGATTTACAGACTGCTCAACGAGAAAGTATGCACGATAAGAAACGTGTGGAAGTAAAAGAATTTGAAAAGAAGCTGGCCAAGGCTGAGGCAAAAGCAGAAATGACCGCATCTTTATTTGGGGCTAGGGCTGGAGATGAACTAAAAAAGCTAAAAGAAGAAACTAAAGATGCTAAAAAAGAAGCCAAAAGGATATCACCACTATGAACCCACTATTAATGTTAATGGCAAAGAATTCCCAAGAACAAAGTGACCCAGGCATGAGAGGATCTGATCCATCTATGGATTATAATTCTTTAATGCTTAATCCCCCGCCATATTCAAGGGGGATAGCTGGAAACATAACTTCGACTGAGGATATAGCTCCTCATGATTATGATGCACTGGTGAGACAAAGACAGGCTCAGAATCTTATTGATAATCCAGATATGGATGAGTGGGACACAGATTTTAGACGCACAGCTCAACTTAGAAGAAATAAGTATAAAGCCAGAGCAGAGGAAAGGAGATTAGCTGCAAGACAAAGAGTATCAGATAGAAGAGAGGCTCGTGAAGATAGAAGAAATAGTGCCTCTAACAGAAGAGAATTAGCAAGGATGGCTGCTGCTGAGAATAGGGCTGCAGCCAAAATACGTAAATTAACACGGATGCCAGCTTATGAGATGCCAACTGAGATCACCTCTGCTTTTGCACCACAGAGGATAGAACAAGTACCAGTTCCACAAGTTCCTAGAGATAGGTGGAGAGATAATCGTGGTCTATTTCAGGGTGGCCGAGAAGGAAGGTTATTTGGCAGGACTAGAGATTGGGTAGAAGATCGGTTTTGATAAATGGCAAAAGATTCGTTTGGATACGGGACAGAAAAACCAAAAAATGACACTGTTAGTAAAAAAGAATTTGAACAGGCCATGAAAAATGAATTCGGTATTATGGAAATAGTTATGCAAAAAGGAGATGAGGTACAGTTAAACCCTCAGAGAGAAAATCTACAAATCATTTATAAGTTTGCTTCAAAAAATCCAGACGAATTCGATAAGTCACTTAATAAATATTATTCAATTTCAAAAGAATTCATTACGCACTTAGAAGGCGTGATTAATGCACTAGATGAAACATGGAGAGAGGGAAGATATTAAGATACATTAGTAAAATTATTAGTAAAAGGTTGTTGCTGTGGTAGTAACTACAAATAACCAAGGAGAGTAAAATGGATGCACAATTAGAGACACGTGATGCCGCTGAGTTCCCGATAGAAGATACACAGATACCTTCTGAAGGTATAGATATCCAGGCTGAGAGCATTGATGAATTCGATGTTACAGGGGGTTTTGGTACGATCACGGAAGAGTCTATTGCTGCGGGTGATGAACCAGAACCGCAAATAGGCGATGAATCCCAGCCTAAAGACGATCCTCGTCGACATGAATTTTGGCAAAGTAAGCATGATAAGCTGTCGAATGAGAAGAGCGATTTGCAAAGACAGGTGTCATTTTATGAAAATACAATGGCGCCATTAGAACATGCCCTTCAACAAAATCCAGATATTATGGATATGTTGGAACAGCGTGTTACAGGGCAATCGCAATCATTCTCCAATAGACAACCTCAGGGTAATCAACAAATGAATCCTGAAGACCTATCGAAGATGCCCACACAGCCTACTAAACCGTCAAGTTATAACGAGGTAGACGCATATAGTGACCCAGAAAGTGAGTCCTTTAAGTATAACGCAAACATGCAGGATTATCTTGTTGATAAAATATCCGCTCTTGAACAGGCGGATATTCGGCGAGAGAACGCATTTCGTATGCAAGCTCAACAGCAGCGTACTGATGCTATTATTTCTACTGCAAGAACCTCTGCTCAGTCTTTTGGTGCTACTCAGAGTGAGGCCAATGAATTCGTTCAATGGCTATCAAATCCCGCTGAGGTAACACCAGAAAACATGTATCGCGTTTATAAATCTTTAAAGGGGGCTCCCATCCAAAGAAAGACCGAATATAGAAAACGTCAGATGATGGATCAGCAGGAGCGTCTAAAGGCGCCCACACCTGCAGCTGTTCAAACTGGACAGTCTCCGACTCCTCAATCTGATGAAGATCTCTTCAACGATGGGTTACTAAATTATAAACGATAGAATAGGAGGGTTTGGCGATGGCTGTTAAAACCCTAGGTACGGGAGGCTCAACTGGTATATTATACCTGGACAGGCGTGACTTCTACATTGATCCACAAGTTGTAAAAGAGTTGTGGACAGATGTAGCTCCCTTTACAACTGTATTATCTAATAGAGAGACAAGAAGCTTAAAAGATCCTATTTTTAAGATGTTTGAGCATCGTAATCCTTGGATAATCCAGAAAATCCAACTATCGGGGACGGTTGCAGCTTTAGCAGCTGATGGGACAGGAAGCGATCTCCCAGCAGTAGAAGCAACAATCGGCCTTGAAGGTGGTGATGGTTTAAACTCAACAGAGTACAGCTCATGGGCTGGACTTATTTGTGAAGTCTGGGCTGCGGATGAAGTCTGGTCTGCTACTGGAGGTGGTGATATTTCTGGTACAGCTTCAAAGGGTACAGTACTGATAAAAGAAGGCACTTCTTCTGATTTCAAGCTTTGCAACTTATCAGGTACTGAGTTTGCTATAGCAGCACATGACTGGTTAGTAGTGATAGGTAACGCACACGGCGAAGGAACAGTAGCGCCTGAAGCGTGGGCTGACGAACTGCAGGTTGTCTATAACTCGACTCAGATTTTCAAGACACCTCTTGAAATTACTGGTACGCTGTTACAGGCTTCTCTCAGAGGAGAAAGCTCAGAACTTGCTCGTCTTCGTTCACAGAAAAGCATGGAACACAAAATGCAGAAAGAACGTGCATTTTTGTTCGGCCAAAGGTTAGGAGGGACTAATCTAGATCAATCTGGAGAGTCTTTTGCTGACGGTGGCGTAGAAGACGGTGGTGGTAAGAAAGTACGGACTACATATGGTATGGTATCAGCACTAAATAAATACGGTGCTTCTTCTGGTGATAATCAATCAGTATTTACTATCTCAGAAGCTTCATACTCTTATGGTGATTTCGTAGATGACATGGAGAAGATATTCCAGTATGTTCCAGATTCTGGAGTAAAACGTGCCTTCTGCGGATCTGGTGCATTAAGCTACTGGTCGAAAATGGCTGGTTCTGAGGGTATGGCTGGTAATTCAGGCTGGACAGTTAATCTGGGCGACATGAAACGTGATTCACTAGGCTTTAACTATAAAGTCTTAGAAACACCTCATGGCGTACTCCAGTTAATACCAACGCCTGCGTTAAGAGGCCCTTACAATGGCTACATGTTGGTTATCGAAGATGGTAACATGTTCCATGCTCAGTACCGTTCACCCATGTTCCAAGCTAATGTGAAGAGTGATAACGCATATGATGGTGTCAAAGATCAGTATTTCTCTGATGAAGGCATCGGAATCTCGCTTATCGAATCGCATAACTTGATGAAAGTCACAGCATAAGGAGGCTAAATCATGGCTAGACCTTATTTTGGCGGAACAAGTATAGGAGTAAGGGATGTAACATCTAGTGCAACATTAGGTATGGCTGATAGTGGAAAAACTATCATACTAGATGGTAGTGGTGTCGAAGACGCAGCATTGCTGGTGACATTACCAGCTGTCTCAAATAAAGGATGTGAATATTCCTTTATTTTGAAGGCAATCGGAAATGAAGCAGCAGAGGATGTAGATATAGTACAAGCATCAGCAAGTGATGATTTTGTTGGCTTTATTGTCTCTGCAGGCGATCCTGTCACGATCGCATCAGCGAATGCTTCAGATACTAGGATACGATTTGATCAGAGTGCTGGTGCTGCCGCAGGTGATTGGTGCCATGTAATTAGTGACGGATCAAAATGGCATATTTTTGGCGTGTGTAGTTCCCAAGATAGCTCAGGCAACTCAGTGCTGAAGTTCGTCGAAGTATCTTAGACAATGAGTATCTGATTATAGCAGAACTAGAGGCAGGTCTTTTATATGACCTGCCTCAAACCTGCTTTTAAATTAAGGAAAGATTAGTATGGCTATAGCGATTACATATCAAACACGTATAGAAGATCTCATAGGTAGCCTTAGCGATACAGACGCAATAAGTAGTGTTTTAAAAGATATCGCGAGAGAAATCATAAATATACTTCCCCCGATACTTTTAGAGTCAATGACTTACAAAAGAGAAGACCCAGATGGTGATGGTATTGAACTGGGAGGTTCTGGTAAGATAATGTACGCAGATAAAAATGGCTATGAAGCACGTCAGGTACATGCAAAAAATAGGGAAAGATACGAGGATAGTAACTCCCTATTTAAGGCAACCACTAAAAGTCCTGTATTTTACATATATGATGACAAAGGACATGTAATACCAGGTGGGGGTAATCTTTATACTGTTCAGTATCCCTTAATTGTATATGATGATAATTATCAGACCTACACTAGCGAGCACGTAGTAATTGAAGAAATGGAACCATTATTAGTATTAGGGGCTGCTGCTAGACTGCGTATGCTCCAATTAATTGATAAACGTGCAGAGTTCCCTGATTTTCTCAGTATAAACGCTAGCCCACCTGATGTTCCTGGTATTACTATACCAGAAATAGATACTACAAGTTGGTCAGCGCCTGAATATGATATTAATATAGCAGACGCTGAATTTACTCAACTAGCCGCTCTTATAGATACTGAAGAAGATGTTGAGCTGGCAATGGCTAAAATACAAGAGATATCAGCAATTATACAGAATGAGCTAAACGAGTTTAATGAAATGAACACAGCATATCAAGCTCAAATAGCTAAAGCTGTACAAGACGCTCAGCTTGTGTCAACTGCAGAATCACAAGATATACAAAGATATGGTGCACAAATACAAGTTTATCAAGGAGATATTCAGAGAGAAGTAACAGACTTTACAAGTAACCTACAGATGGTAGGCGGAGAGCATAGTGCCATGATGCAGGAAATGCAAGCACTTCAAGCTCAATATCAATTTGGTTTAAGCACTCTTACAGGAGCAGCACAATAGTGGCTAAGGATAGATTTGGACACGGCATGGAAGTAAG